TGTTGTTCAACACCTGGGTGCTGGTGGCCGTGTTGCTGGCCTTGGCCCCCTGGAGCACTGGCGGTGCGCCGCCCGCGTCCTGGCCCAGCGACATGAGCCCTTGGAAGTGCGTCTGGCCGTACTGGATAATCTCAGTGGGCGGCCGGTCGAACTTCATCATCTTGTCGATGTCGCGCCCCTTGTAGGTGGCCCCCGGCCGCAGAGCCTGGGGCACGCCCACGAAGTAGTTCGTGTTGATGAGGGCCACCGGGTTCATCCCGTACGTGGCACAGTCGTTCATCTGGTTGGCCGCGTCGTTGGCCAGGTACTGGAGGTCCTTTGACAACCGGCCAGCCCCGTCGCCATAGAACGACCCGGCAATCTGGTTGTCGCGCGCGTACACAAACGGTGAGCACTGGTGATTGAACGGGTTTCGCCTGACCATCACGGCAATGCCGTTGATGAACAACACCCGGACAGGCACTGGTGACTCTGGGTCCTCGCCTGGGGCCAGGTACTTCTTGGGTACCTTGATGGACGTCCAGGCCTCGACGATGATGCATGACTCCACGGGGGAGCCGTCTTGGCCCCTCAGCTCAAACGTGTTGGGGATGCCAGCCACATCTGCCAGGGTGCTGGTATTAATCCAATCCCACTCATCGTTACGGTTGCCCAGCGTCAGGGCCTCTGCCACGTTTAGCCACCGTTTGGAGCGGGCCATGTCATTGACGTAGCTAATCGGCACTTCCATCCGCTCGGCTTCCAGCTGCATCTCCCGCTTGTTCTCGGCCCACTCCGGGTAGACCACCACGTTGAAAATAGACCTCGTGGAAATCTGGACCCCCTCGTCAACGACCGGGGCCATGTCTGGGATTACGCCCTGGCTAGGCTTGGACGAGATGCTGGTCCGGTACCAGGCCTTCATGACCGACACGCCGAAGTCCGAGAACTGGCCCAGGAACGCCTTGATGGTCCGCCTTAGCCCCGAGTTCTCGAACTCGTATTCGATAGCCGCCTTGGCGGCCAGCGCGGGCTCGGTTTCGCCCTGCTCACGGTCGGCCACGTGGATGTAGTCGTCCCCAGGGAACAGGCCACGGGTCAGGTTGGAAACGATGGTCTTTCTGGAGCGCGCGTACATGGGCACGTACGCATTGGACCGGCCCTTGTATTTCTGGTTGGTGTCATGCTCCAGCACAATCATGCGCTGGATTTCCAGCCACTCCTGCTCCAGGCTCAACCGCCGCTGTTTGGCCCGCCGAACGATGTTCCAGACATACCGTTCAACGTACTCACGGACGGAGTAGCCCCCGTCTAGGGGGTCTCCAACCGTCTCGTTGACGAAGTTGACCTTACCAACCTGGGCCAGGAACGAGGACTCTTCCGGACCGACCTCTTGCAGCGGGGCGAATGCGAGGGCCATATCTCGACATAGTGTCAGATATGGTCATTCCTCGCTATAGCTCACTACCTGTCCCAGCCGCTGGAGCCGAACTCCAGGGAGTCCGGGAAGTCCGCTCCCTGGACGTCGAACCCGGCTTGTGCGAGCCGGTCAGGCAGGGCCTGGGGCCGCCCCTCAGCATCGAAGATGTTGGTGATGCCGTACCGAATGGCATCGGCCAGATGGTCATAGAACCCATCCTTGACCGGCCGGCCCGTGGTTTTATGCTTGTAGTAGCCGCCCTGGAACATCCGGACCGTGAGGGGCGCACCCATCTTAGAAATAGTGATGGCCGGCTCTCCAGCCCACAGCTGCTCCAGCAGGAACCGGATTCGACGGAGCCCCTCCTCGATGGTCATCCCGTCCAAGTAGATGAGGTTGATACCTTGGCCGTCTAGAACCTGTAGCGTTGACCCGGTATCCTTTTTCTGTTTGGCCGCCGGGTCCCCGAAGTCCAGGATGCCCTGGGCCTCTGGGAAGTGCTGGTTGGTGACCCCGATGCAGTGCTGTATGAAGGCCTTGGCTTCGATGTTCTCGCCGAGGACCTCACGGAGTATACGGATACGGAAATGCTCATCGGCCTGGGCCCAGACGCAAGATGGGTGGCCGAACCCGAAGTCCCACCATCGGAATAGAGGTAGGGTTGGGTCGAACGGTATGACGGGCCGGACGTGGACGTTAGATGAGAATGACCCATGAAATACCCCCTGGCCCGGGAAACTGGCCCCCCAGTTTCCAAACTTGAGCCGCATCAACATGTCATTGGGCAGCCCCCGGAAGTTCTCGGTGCTGTAGTTCTGCGGCAGGTTGCTATCGTTCTCGCCATACTTGGGCTCGAATAGAGTGAACGTTGGCTCCTGTATGATTTTCCCCTGGGCATTACGGCCCGTGCAAGCCGAGTATATCCAGTGGATTTCGTCAGGTGGGTTGAACACCATATCGACCCCGTAGTCGTCCTGGTACTCTGGAGGGCATGGAGCGCGGAGGCGGGTCTTCAACCCCTCGATGACCGTCAGGTCGCACTCGTCGGCCTCGTCAACGGCCACCCGGTGCCACTCGTACGAGCCTGGGTATTCCTTCAGGCCAATGAAGTCTATTTGCGATATTCCTATCCCGCCCGGCTGCTGGATGTACAGCTTGAGGGGCGGCGTCTTGTCCCGGTCGATGATGAGGTCCGGGTTGACCCGGTTGACCATGGCCTCGAAGCTCTTGTACGTCGTACCCATCAACTTGTTGTAGTCCAGCCGGCCGATGGCCCCCTGGAAGTTGGGTTGAAAGAGCGCACGTAGGAACATGCTGGCGCAGAGTGAGGTGGTCTTGGCGACGCCGGCCATACCCTTGAAGGCCTTGTTCCGAGCCTTGGACTCGATGAACTTCCTCTGGGTGGGCACTGGCCCACGCTCCACCCCGTCTCTGCCGGGCCCCAGCATCTTTCTGAGCAATGTCTCGTAATCCAGTGGGATGCGGACTTCGCCACGGGCCTTCGCACGGACTAGGAGTTCTCTGGTTGAGAGGTTCATTTTTTGGGCTCCGTTTCATTCGTCGCACTTTGCAATGTGGGTGCCGTTTCGACGGTGTCAAGTTTGGCCGGCAGCGTGGGTGCCGCGTTGCTGAACGGCAAAATGGGGGCCCCTGATTGGCTCACCGGGCCACTGAAGTTGAAGACCATGGCTTGTTGAGTTATTTGGTTCTCCTTGGGCTTTGTGGTCACCCCCTTCATGGCCAGGGCGTCCCGGGCCGCCACGTAGCGCATGGAGTCGGACCCGAACTTGAGGGCCCACTCCACCTCCTTGGCAGCGTCTGGGGCCAGGGACTCAAGGTGCTTCTCTGCCCAGGCTACTGGGTCCTGACCGGCCTCAGGAGGGATGGGGTCCATGGAGCCCTGTCGCTCGTTTCGGTCCTTGAGCCGAGGATGGTTCTGGAGGGCCGCTCCATCCTTCCCGGGCCCGCGCTCCCGTGGGACCCGGGCCAGGTCGATGGACCCGTCTTCCTTGACTGGTATGTCCTTACTACCTGTGCTCGCTGGGGCTCGGCCCTTAGAGGGTGGCCTGGGTGTTCGCTTTGAACCATTCTTCATCGGTCATCTCCTGGTCGCTTTCCGACACGTATATACCATCGGCCGTGGGCCCCTTGTCCTCGGGGGCCAGCAGGTGGCTGATGTCCGCTCGTTCGCTCTGAGCGGACCGCTCGGCGTCCAGCCAGGCACGAGCCTTCACCTCGCTCCACTGGACGTTGAAGAGGCGAGACAGAACCCTGGCCTTCTCGCGGAGCATCCCATCTGGTGTCTTCAGGCTGGCCCACTTGAGCACGTGGCGCTTGCATCGGGTCTCGAACTCCATCACCTTAGCCACCCGGTCGCCACGGATGCGCCGCTCATAGGCCGGCTCGGTGAGCCACAGCCAGGCCGGCACCTCTCCCTGTGTGGCCCACTCGATAGCATAGGCCTGGTGGAGCTGGATGTAGCCGCTCTTACTTCGCCACTCCCCACGGAGCAGGTAGTCCACCGTATGGCGGCTGATGCAGCACATGATGGCCAGCTGATTGACCGTGATTTGGTTCTTTAGCATCCATTGCTTGAGCAGGATTCTGGGCTCGCCGAGGCCCGTGTCCGGACGTTCGCCCAGCCGGGTTAATGATTTCATGGCATGAATTGAGAGGATTCTAGGCTTCATAGCTTTTCCATCATATCCCATCCGAGAGTGGAGGGCTGGTGGTCGCTATGGTGGTGAGGGACTCGCGAAGTGAACCCCTGGTCCCCTTCGGGGGGGACACCCTGCGAGTGTATAAAACCGCAATGCGAGCGTCAAGCCCGACCCCAACTTCTTCGACGAGACCCAGGTACCAGTATACTGTACGTACGTTCAGTGGTCTGATTTGTATCCTATGGGAATTGTTGGCCCGGATTCCTATCGCGTCACCCGGGGTGGGCTCGGGTACCCTACCCCTCCCTCTCCCACTGTCAGTAACAACCACTACACTGTCATAGACGAACCCTGTCACAGCCTGCTACGGGGGCTGCCTATGACCTCGGATGACTGGAAACTGACCCTCAAGACGTTGTGCAAGGCGTTGGAAGAGGACAAGGCGTTGGCCGCGAGGGTCCGGGCTGTGGTCCGTAAGGCCCTGCTGCCCGAGCAGTCCCGGGCGGCCTATATGCGCCAATACAGGGCTAGGAAAGCCCAGGGCCCGACCCAGGGCCCCGCCCAGGAATAGCCCTAATCGGTGCACTTCGAGCGCACTTGTGCAAAGCGCTTCGAGCGCACTTTGCGCTCCGTGCGCACCCACAAAGTCCAAAATTCCACAAGTTCCAAATGGCACAATCGGCGCAATGCACTTGGCTACCATGCCGACAAAACTCATCGCCACCTTCTACGACGCCGAGCAGGTCATTGACGTCGACACCTACGCCGAGTTGAACGCTCTCTCCCAGGACGAGCGCGAAGCGGTGATGGCCATCGTCTACGCTGAAATCCACAGCTAGCCCGGGGCCGAGCGCCTAGCCCTGGACACAACGTCCAGGGACTGGCGCCCAATCCAGGGCAACCCAGGAGCACACAATGTCGACCCCCAATCAAACCCTCGCTGACATGGCAAAGCAGATTGCCGCCCTCGAAGCACAGAACGCCCAGCTTCGCAAAGACGCCCAGTCGAAGGCCGCGGCGAGGGTCACAATCGCCGTAAGTTCCAAGGGAGCCATCAGCGTGTATGGCCTGGGGAGATTCCCGACCACGATGTACGTTGCCCAGTGGGACACCCTGCTGGCCCACATCGACACCCTGAAGGCCTTCATCGCCGAGGGCAAGGCCGCCAAGGCCTTCGCCACTGACAAGACCGTCGCCTTCGTCCAGCCCAACAACCTGCCCCTCAAGCTCCGCGCCAAGGAGCCCAGCAAGGCCCCGTCCTCGCCTGACGCCCTCTAGGCCACAGCGGGCCCTGGTCGCTCCCAAGCTCACGCTTGGGGGCGGTCACCACCCGCTGTGCCCAAGGAGCAACACATGTCCACGCCCGTCACAGTCCTCCGCGACCTCCGCACCGATGCCATCGGCGCCCTGTCAGAGAAGAATGGAGCAGTTGCCCTCAACGGTCTAAACGGTGAGGTCAGGCTCACCAAAGAACAGGCCGTGCGGCTGGCCATGATGCTCCTGGAGTGCGCCGAGATTGGCTACAGCCGGACCCTTGAGGCTGTTGA